TTTAGATGTGCCTCTGACTTCTCTTGTAATACCAGTTAAGTCATTACCAGAAACACCCGTGTATGATATTTCCTCTGTTCCTACTTTAATAAAATTGGTACCTGAAGATGGAAAGTTAGTTGTACTTGTTAATGTAATTGAAGTCCCTGATCCTCCAGTTCCAGCAGTGTCATTTAATAAAGCACCACTTAACGTTGTGGTGATAGCACCTGCTGCTTCACCACCCCAAGATCCTAGTCCCCAACCAAATCCTTTTGCTTGAACAGCTGGACCAACTGTGTAATATTTTTGTATCCTAATTCCACCTGATGTTGTTGCACCAGATCCACTTTCATTTGAAGGCATTGTAAGTGTTGCTGTTATGTTAGTTGGTGTGCTTGCAACCATAAATTTTTTATTATCAAAATCAGATGCACTAAAATTAGATCCTGTAATTGTTGTAAAATTATCTAATAAAAGTATATCACCAGGAACTAAGTTATGTGCACTAGAGTAAGTTATAGTTACAGTTGGTGATCCGTTGGTCGTGGTAAATGCGTTAGTAAGCGTGGTAGTGGATTGAATAGGATGTATGTCATAAAATACACCTCCTGAATAGGCATATAATATTCTGTTAGTTCCTATAATAGCATACTTTCTACCTAAACTATTAACAAAATGATGTAATCCTCTACCTGCTCCTGTAAGTTCATTTTCATTTAAAGTTCCTAATTGATTCCATCCGCCTATTTTTTCAGGTGTTCCATATCTAAATCTAACATTATCACAATCTACCCACTGACCTTCTGCTCCTGTGGGTGTGATTTGTTTATTTATACCTGGTTGGAATCCTATTTTCTGTAGCATAGCAGCCTATTATATAACAAATAATTACTTTTGATATATGTTTTTTAGCATAAAATCATAGAAACTCAAATCTTTAGATGCTGCTTTTTCCCATAATTTCTTTCTATTATCAAGTTCATTTACTTTCTGTTGCCAAAACTGTTTAGATAAATTTTCTTTACTTAATTTAGTAATCCAAACTACAGAGTTTAAAGTAGTAGGAGCCCAATTCATTCCTGCTGATATTGCATGAGAGCCACCTTTTTGATCGTGATAATATGTAAAAGCTCTTTCACTAGCATATTTATGAAACCCCTGTAATGGTGTAGATTCTAAATTAATTAATTTTTCTTCCCATGTTTTGTTAAAATTAGCTTTCCAATATGGTGTATCTGTTCTTTGAGTTAAAGCATAGTGAAAAGCTACAAACTCTGCAAAATTTCTAAAACTAGATTTACATTGAAATGTAAAATTATCCTTGTCCCATTGAGATATATGTTCTCTTTCTAAGTTTCTAACTAGTGAAAATAAAAATTCATGCACTGAATACAAGCCATTACTTTCTAATGGTTCTATGAATCCAGCTGCTAAACCAATAGCGGCTACATTTTTTACCCACAATCTTTTGTGAATACCAACTCTCATCTTTATATTTTTAAAATCTAAATCTTTGGTGCCTAAGTGTTTTTGTAATTGTTTTAAGGCAGTTTCATCATCTACAAATTTACTTGAGTAAACATAACCTGTGCCCATTCTTGACCATAAAGGTATGTTCCAAACCCAACCATTTTCTATAGCTGTACAATTAGTATATGGAACTAATTCTTTCTTTTTATTTTTATAAGGTATTCTAGTTGCCCAAGCAGAGTCATTAGGCAATAAATCAGAATAGGATTCAAACGGTTCTTTTAAAGTTTCTTTTATCAATAAAGCTTTGAACCCTGTGCAATCAATAAACAAATCTGCTTTATGTTTTTTATTTAATGATTTAATACCCTCTTCGTTTTGTTCTATAGATTTTATATCTTCTTTTATATGAATTACTCCTTTTGGAATACACAAATTATCTCTTAGCCATATTGCAAATTTAGTGGCGTCAAAATGATAAGCCGTATCTGTATCAAAATTAAAAGGTTGAACTTTTGGATTATCATAAGATAATTTATTTTTATTTACAAAAGCCATTTGTGGAAACATACAATCAGCATAATCTGAATTAGATAACTTTGGATCTAAGAATTTTTTATACCACCAATCATTTCCTCTAGTAAGAGGTTCACCAAATGGGTAATGAAAGAAAGTTCCTTTTTTATAAAAATCTTGAAACCTAATACTTAACTTATATGTACCATCAGTAGAAGATAAAAAATCTTGATCATCTATACCTATAAAGTTTGTCCAGTTTCTAATACCACCTATGGTGCTTTCACCAACTCCTACTGTTGAAATATTAGGTGATTCAATTAAAGTTATTTTTTTATTTGGAAAAGCTTTTACTAAAGTTGCAGCTGTCATCCAACCAGCAGATCCTCCTCCAACTATTGTAATTTTTTTTATCATTCCCACCAAAAAATTATTGTCTTTCTATCTTTTTTTAAAACTTCATTAACACCATGCCATAATGTATATCCATTAAAAAAAGTCAAGTCTCCTTTATTTGGTTTGTAAGAGTTATTAGGAGTTATGAATTCGCCTCCCTCAAAGTCATCATTTAAATAAATTAAACTATTTAAAGCTGTATCTCTTACTCCATCACCTTCTCTATTTTGATGTCTATGAAAACCCGAACGACTACCTACGTTCCAATTTTGTAGTTGCGCTTGATCTATTTCAAGATCAACATTTAATTGTTTACAAAGAAACTTTCTTACTTTGTTTACTATTTTTTTGTCTTTTGTAATATCTTTTGATCTAACGTCCCAGTCATAAACACCAGGACCTAAATCGTTTATTTGTTTAAAATAATAATCACACAAATTATAATCTAAAAAATTTTTAAACACATGAATAGTTTCAGTGCCATCTTTTAATTTTATATGTTTAGACATTTTTCTTATAGTAAGAAGGTAAACCTAAATGTGGTCTGTTATCAAATATATTTTTTTGTTCTTTAGAGTCATTATAATGTAAAAAAACCTGTGCACAATTATCTCCTGTAAAAGGTTCTCTCCAATGTTCTAAATCACAACCTCTATATATTAATAAATCACCAGGACCTAAAATTACTTTTTTTCCTTTTTTGTTTTCTTTGCCAGATGGTTCTATAAATATAGGCCATGGATCTCCTCCTAAATTCATAGTACAAGATATAGCACAAGAAGGTCTGTCTTTGTGTCTTTTTAATTCGTCTCCTGGTTTATAAATTCTAGCATATGAATATGTTTCAAGTAATTTAATTTTAGTTTTTTCTTCCATTAAAGGTTTTACTAATAACAATAACGTGTCCATAGCAATATCTCCATAATTAGAATAAGTGCCTCTTACTTGATCATCAGTATATGTTCCAAAAGTGCTATCATTAATTGGCAGGTAATTTGTTTCAGTCAAAGTTTTATGAACTTGTTGTTTCATCAACAGGTAGTTATAATTAAAAGTAGCTAACTCTTTAGAGATTGCATTTTTAATAACCAAATATTTTTTATTTTTAAAGCTCATTTCTTTTTAACTCCACACTAGGATATTTTATAGGTTCTCCTGATCGATTAAATAAACTATGAAAAAAAGTTATTAAAGTTAATCTATCTTCTTGACAATCTTCTTCGTAAAATTTGTCTGCCCCATGAGGATGATTTGCATCAAATAAAATCATTCTGTTAAATCTAGATTGAAATGTAAATACTTTTTCATAATTTGAATTGTTTTCTTTAACTGGTTTCTTTTTATTTATTAATATTGGATCTTGTTTTAAATATCCCTCTCTTTTAAAATTTTCGTTTCTAGATAATCTATCAAAACTTTTATGCATATATAATGAAGTTCCACACTTTTTATGATTACTTAAATATATTATACTTGTAAATTCAGAAGGAGCATCATTATGAATCCATCCTACATTTTTATAAATGTTGCCAGGTATTTTTTGAAATGTTGAAGAAGCTTTCCAAGCCATTTTTTTAAAATCAACAGGATACAAACAAGTAACTATTTGTTGAGTAATAAAATTAAAAAAATCTACATTTATTTCATGTAACATATCTGTTCTATAACCAGGCCAACGACCATCATCGTTTGCATTAAATTTACAATTGTTAGCAAATTCTATTATTTTTTCTGGATAAGTAAAAAAATTATCTACTGATAAATTAGGATATAACACTTTAAACTCCTGCTGGAATTGCTCTTATGTTAAAATGAATAAATCTAAAAGGATCTATTCCTGAATCTACTGAAAACATATGCGGTAGATACGAAGGAAAGAACATTAACTTACCTGGTGCAGGTTGAAAAAAAACTTCATAATTAGATTCTTCGTGAACACTTTTTTTATCTTTTCTAGGTAGCCCATTCATTAGAGCACCGTATCTAGGGTCTTGGAATATAGGACCTGAAGTTCTTTCACTAGCTTTTAAAAAATAAAATCCAGATATATGTCCGTTCCAATGAGTATGTAAACTATGGTGTCCTCCACCTTTTTTAGAAAACTCTTGTACCCATAATTCGGTAAAAGCAGTATTAAATCCTTGTAGATTGTATCCCATTTCTTCTAACAATCTTATTGACATGTTTCCAACATATTCTGTAAAAGGTCTAAATTTCATATCGGATAACAAAGATCCAGAGTGAGCAACTAATGCAAAATCACCAATGTTTTTTTTATACAATTTTTTTCGTTCTTCGACTGTTGGTTTTAATAAATTTTGAGCTTCTTTAATATGTGGGTCAGAAGCTTTATTTAAATCTTTTAAAAACTCTGGCGCATCCATGTACCATATAGGTGAAGAGAAATAAGATTCTTTATATAATTTATTCATTTAAATGGCACTCCTAAATTCCAAGATACTAGACTGTATCTTTTTCCTTTTGTTACTGGGTTTACTTTATGAAAAACATAAGATGGAAATACTACAATAGATCCTCTGGGTAATATTTCTTTACACTCTATTGTTATATCAGAGTTAGTTTGATCTCTTGGTTGAAATAATAATTCTCCACCTTTAAAATCATTAGGTTCTACTAAAGAACAAATAACAGATAGTTTTCTTATTTTACCATTAAAGTTTTTATTATTGTGATCTTTATATGGACTATCCCAAGAATCTCTATGCCAACTATAGAATTGATTTTTTTTATATTCTGTAAACTGAAAGCTTTCAGAAAAATCCCATTGATAATTCCAGCCAGCATTTTTATTTGCTATTTGCACATAAGGATGAATATATCTATACAACCAAAAATCATCTAACCAAGTTACATTAGAGTTTCTAATATCTTTATTATAACCATCACCACCTATTTTAGCTTTATTTAATTTTTTATTTTTACCTAATTTTATAATGCTATCACAAACAACGTTATGTAAAGCTTTGGTAAAATACCAATAAAAATATTTGCCCAACATTTTAATAAATTTGACAAAGTTGCGTAAACGTAATCCTGTCTTTTTCCTCTTCATTCTTAGTCATAAAATAATTTAAATTACCATTAAATATTATTATCTTGTTCTTCTCCATGGGTACTGACCAATAACAAACAGCTTTTCTAAAGTTATGGTATTGAATTATAACTTCTCCAGAGTTTGTATTACCACAATATATAACTATAAAATCAGGAGATTTATTTAACTCATATTGATTGTGATAATTTTTATTATAACCACTCTCACCCGGTTTTTCTATTTTTCCAATTCCAAGAATAGGAATTAAAGTTTCTCTGTCTACAGTTAATTTAAACTTTGATCTTGCGTAATCCATAACCCAAGTAATATTTTTGTTTGGACTTAACTCAACATCATCAAAAATATTTTGTGGTGGATTATTTAAATAGTCTTTTATAATAACTTGATCAATCTCATCATTATTAACTTTAGATAATTCAGGTAAATAATCTGTACAGATTATAGTTTCGGATAACTTTTTCTTTATCATTTCTATCTTTCTTATATATTTTTTAACTAAAAAGTCAATTACTCGTCAACATCAGGTTTTGTTGGTTGATATTTAGTTGAAGGATCTGGATTTACTCTTATCTCTGTGGTTGCAAAATTTAGTTCGTGTGGAACCCATGATTGATCTTCTTCATTCCATACTTGATGAATTT